ATGGCAACGCTTAAACTTTGTATCGTACCTGCAAAAGTGCTTATCAACGGAAAGCACAAAGTAAGAATATCACTGGCTCATAATTCCAATACCAGGTATATTCCAACAAACTGTATTATTGACACCCCATCACAATTCAAAGAGGGGCAAGTTATCAATCATCCGGAAGCGGCTTCCATGAACATGAAACTTCGGAATCTGCTTAACCATTATCAGAATGTTATCGACAACATATATGATGTGGATGTATATTCATGTTCCGAACTCCGGGAAATCATCATAAAAAAGAAAGACTACACCAATGCCAAGTTTTCCTCTGCAATGGCATCTTATCTATCAGAGCTTGCAGAGGAAAAAAGAAACAAATCTGAGAAATTGTATCGCTTGGCATGCCAATCATTCATCAAGTCCCAAGGTGATTTGTTACTTTCAATGATTACCCCCCGGAACATCAAGCATTTTGAAATGAGCCTTGAAGACAAGCGGCTCTCTCCTACTACTATCAAAATCTACCTTACATTACTTAAGGTAATCATCAACTATGCCAAAAAGCATAATATGGTCAGATACGAAGTAGAACCGTTTGAATTTTGCAGAATGCCGTCAGCCAATATCCGTGAATTAGACCTCAGCATTGATGAAATAAAAGCAATACGGGACATGGAAATTCCTAAATACAATATCGGAGTAGTACGTGATATTTTCATGTTAAGCTATTATCTGGGTGGTATCAATCTTGTAGATATGCTTGATATCGATTTCCGAAAAGAATGGATAGAATATTACCGGCGAAAAACAAAAAACAAAAAAAGTGGTGAAAGTAAAACTGCATTCTCCGTCCAGCCGGAAGCAAGGGAAATCATAAACAAATATATGCAGAAGAATGGAAAACTTGTTTTTGGCAAGTACAAAACATTCGGGCAATGTTATTCTGTTGTATCCCGCAAAATGGAAGAACTCGCCAAAATAGCAGGAATAAGAAAGCATGTAGTTTATTATTCTGCACGTAAATCATTCGTTCAGCATGGATTCGAATTAGGTATATCCTTAGAAATTCTTGAATATTGTATCGGTCAGTCAATGAAAACGAACCGCCCTATATTCAACTATTTTCGAGTAATGCGAAAACATGCGGATGATGCAATGAGGAAAATTTTCGATAGCTTAAAATGATTGTTTCTGAACGAAAACTATTGCTTCGGTAATGGCTTCTTCCCTCTCCTTTTCTACATCAGAGTTCAAACGGTCTATTAACTCCATATTTCCCGTTATTGCGGTTTTCACGCAATCGGAATACGTGACTGTTAGCTGATAATGACCGTAGCCAATGAAAGCCTTTGTAAGCTTTGGAGAGGATGATTGAGATTTACCCATAATGTAACGAATTAAGGAGCGGAAAAAAGAACGGTTCCGCTTTCCCGTTGCGTTACATATCTTTCGAGGAAGGATATAGTGTAGCCATTACAGCGACAACACGGGGGTCGGAACCGTATATGACAAACTACTGGCAGAGATAAACTTTACCAGTAGTTCTACGGTCGGAATAATATTCCTTCCTCAAATCAAAAAGTATGTAACGCATTGCAAATATGGAAAAAATATGCGAGATAACGAAAATAATTCATGTAATAGTTGTACATAACAAATTCATTATGTATATTTGTAGTGTCATAAGAAAACAGAGTATTAACCTTTAAAAAACGAGTAATGACAGATGAAGAACTAAAACAAGAAATTGAGAAAGTCAAACAAAAGATTGCCGATTACACAAGAATCGCCCCACTACTGGGAATTACACCAGAAGAAAAGGAAAGGCAAATAAATCTAATGTTAGACGACCTTAGTAAATTGCTAAAGGAAAAGAAGTAAAAACAACCGGATGCCCCTCAGCGGGCATCCTAAAAACATTATCCTATGAGAAATGTACAAGATATTTTAGCAGAAATGAAACCGCTAATGGGTTCTTTGGATGCAGAAGAACGGAAAAAGTTAAATGCTTTAGAAGAGGAATTAAAAACCCTTCAAATGACTACCGAAGATAAAGCTGCAGCTAAAGTATGGTATGAAGAGGGATTAGGGGAGATTGAAAAAAGTATCACCCATATAGAGCATGAATTAAAAATTAGAGACCAGTTGAAAGAAGTGGCCGATATCCTGCCCCTCTCCTACATTGCTAAAAATTATTTCGGTAAAAGCGCAGCATGGTTATATCAGCGCATAAACGGTAATAAGGTACGCGGAAAGGTATACACCCTGAACCGTGAAGAAGTAGACACATTCAACCGCGCACTAAAAGAAATTGGAAATAAAATCAGCTCGCTGTCTATTACAAGTTAATAGCTGTTTCTTATGACAACTAATCCCCGGTATTCGAGCATACCGGGGATTTTTTCCGAAAAAGGAGCAGCTTATTCAGCCGCTCCTTCTACAAATTCTTTCAACCGATAAAGTCGAGTGATAGCCGGGTTATAGAACTCATCCGGATAGTGCTGCTTAATATCGTTAATATTCGCCCGGACATACAGAGACGTATCATAGATGTGTTCGGATTCACTCAATACTATCTCTTTCGGTAACTATGCCGTCTCTGTTCAGTGCATAATTGCCTGTACCGAGGCTTCATCAAATTGATATTTGCTTTTTGTGTCATGGCCATTATTCATTTAAGCAACTCACTCAGTGGAATTACATCAGTCTTATATTTGGGTGGCATAAATAGAATTTCATTTATATTCTTAGGTAAATGCCATTTTTCGTTCTCTTTTACAGCTTCAATTAAATCTCCTCTTCTGACAAGATAATCAAACCTACTTTTCGCATCATTATGCTTAAAATAAAAGGATTTATCCCCATTATAATATTTCGGACACCATATATCATATTCATAGCATAAGATTGGAGTGCCATCATGATAACACCGAACAGAACCTTTATCCTTGATAAAAAAGGGAATTACATTTTTATAGTGTTCCTTAGCAAGAAAAACGTACTGTTTGAGACATGCACTCTTATCAACATATTTAGCTATCTGTTTCACATAATCCACATTATTACCAAGGGCTATTACAAAATTTACTTGATTAAAACTACTGCTAACCAATTTTGTATGTAAAGCATATAGTTTAGTATCAAAATATTGTGTAACGGTGAATTTACATTCTGTAGGCATATATCTTTCTTCCATATTATTCCGCATTTTTAAGAGCTTGTTCCCTTTCAAATAGAAGATGCTCATATTTGTCACACTCATCATTGAAATATTTTTCTGCCAAAGCGAAAGCTCCTCCCCAAGTTATATCACAAAAAGTCTTAGTAATAAAATTATTACTAATCTTAACCCTGTTATGCCAATAAAAAGCAGTACATCCCCATAAATCCGATTTGAACTTGTGAATCTTTGAATTAGCTAAAATAAAAACCAAACACTTTACAACTACACGATTCCCTTTTTCAGCATCTTCTTGCCCATTACGTTTAATAATACACCGAAAAGGAGGGCGTATTATCTCTATTTCACCAATTGGACGTTCGGTTATTACACTTCCTTCTGTATCTTTAACAATTTTCTGAATCATAGTATTAATGATTAAAGCCCAGTACAAAAATACAAAGCCAAGAGAAATTATCAAATAAAAAGTAAATAAAAAAAGCCCCGACAAAACCGGGGCGAATATATCTTTTACTTATCAAGAACCTTTTATGAAATCTATAAAATCACCTAATGACAAGATAAAAATATTATTGTATATCAGAGTGTTTTGATAAATAGATATCTCTCAGATAGATGCTCATTAATTTAACTATAGATTGCATAGAAAGTTTTACAGCTTTATTTGTATTAGAAGCAGGGTCTAATAACTCTATTGTATCAGGAGAATAATATATGAATTGTTTGATATCAGTAAACATTTCATGCCCCATATTTCTAAGAAGAAATCCTAAAGCCTCTTCTTCTACATCATACGCTGTCGTTGGATTTATCTTCTCTAACTCTTCCATTAAAAAATCAATATTATCATCTATCGTTTTTTTAGCTGAAGATTTCACAAACAAGACATTGCCAAGCGGTGTCATTTTTAAAGGACTCGCCTTCTTTGCCAATTTATCAATCATGTCATTATCAAATTTCATTAACCATTTATTTATCTCAACAACCATGTCATTTGTAGATGAAACAATACGTTGTAATTCTTTATAACGTAAGTCGGAATTTCTTATATCATCTTTATGCTTTTCACATGGCAAATCATCAACTGCTTTTCTTGTTGATTCCAGTTTAGTATGATATTTTGATATTATCCACGTAGCTATGACTGCTATCAATATAACAGCTAACCATGGAGCATGGTTCAATAAATAAGTTAAAATTGGATTCATAATCGTGTTTACCCTTTACTTGCAAACTTTACGTATCAAGATGCTGCAAATATAGGATGTTTCATTGAAACAACAACTACAACAATAAACATTTTATATTATAGTATAAATATTTATACTATAATATAAACTATATCAAAGTGTTAAATTGAAAGCATAAAAATAAATCGTCTACCACAGCCACAAATTATAACTCACCCCACCACCTACATAAAAACCGCCCGGATAGCCGTAGCCTGCTTGTAACCCCAATCCCCAACGCTTCTTCTTCGGCTTGGTGGTGACCGGATGATAGATGTCATTCGTCACCGTCTGATAAACCGTCTTCGGATACACAGTCATACTATCCATCCGTGGGTCTACATATCCGCTTACCACCGCACGATACAAGCTATCTTCATACACAACCCGTTTGCGATGAAGCAAGGTATCACCTATCCGTATAGTATCATTCGGTAATATCTGCCAAAAGACAGCTATCGGTGCAGAGATAAGAACCGTATCAAGTTTGACAACCGTCTGTACCTTCGTCTCGGTACGGATTTCCGCCGGCAAAGGCTCATGCGGACGGAACCACGCCGCCACACAAGCGATAGCCAGCAATACGACCAATATCCAGGGCAGTTGTTTCATGGTCGTATCACAACGTTACGTAAGAAATTGCTGAACTCATTTCGCACATCGAAACATGGGCACGCCTTGATGTATTCTGCCGGTTCCACCTCGCCACTGCCATCCAAGTCGGGTGAGGTGTCACGATGACCGAGTAGCTCTATAATTGGGTACTCCTTACAGAGTTTGGCTACCAAATTACGCAAAGCATTCTTTTGTGCTTCCGTACGGGTATCAGCCGGCTTACCGTTAGCATCCAACCCGCCGATATAGCAGATACCGATACTGTGTTTGTTGTACGATAAACCGGAGAAACCTTTCGTATTACAGTGCGCCCCGTCGATAGACAACGGGCGGCCATTCTCTACGATACCGTTCAGGTCAATCACGAAATTATAACCAATTTGGTTAAAGCCGCGTGCACGGTGCATGCGGTCAATATCTTTGGCACGTAAATCCTGCCCCGCTTTCGTGGCCGAGCAATGAATGATAATAGCATCAATAGTTGTCATTCCTTTTTGATTTTACATAAATATTCGTTATATTTGCAATTCGCCTTTGTTAAACTTTAAGTTGTGTCAAATTTAAAGGCGGAAGGAAGCTGTTGGGAAACACCTTCCTTCCATGCATCAGTAATCACTTGGCGGCTTTCGTCCCCCGCATCCTCGAACATCACACCGTTTCATTTCAGCCTCTTTCAGTTTCAATTCTGTCTCATGCCGTTTATGAACTTCGTCCAGATGGGCACTTTGCGACTGGCGCAGCTCGGCATACAAACCGTCTATTTTCGTATCACGTTGTGCTATCCGTTCTTCCAACCAGGCAATTTGTTTGCGCTCATTCTCATTCTCCATAGCATCGGCAGAAGCATCCTCTTTACGGGCGTCCGTCTTTCGGGACATCCACCATTTTAAAAGCTGTTTGATTCCCTCGATACCACCTAATGCGGTAATCAAGATTACCCAGTCATTCACATTCATAGCAGCAGACAAAAAACGGTAAGATAAACACTCAGGAAAAGGCTGCACTCTACCCAGAACATAGGTCTTTGGTAGCGGTATGTCAAATAAATACAGGAAGCGAACAGTAGCAAAGGAAACAGCCAATACCCCACCAGGCATATCCAAGCCGACGAAGCCACACCGCAAACTCCGGTAGCGATATAATGTACCTTGCCTTCAAGTTCCAACTTAAAGCAGGGCGCAGCGCCTACAAAAATAAGCCCGGCGCCGGAAAGGAAAGCGAGAAACTGTATCTCCACAGGAGACACATCCAGCCATGCGGGGAGAAGTAAAAAAGCCGGGACAATCATAGCCGCTTGGAACAGCCATTTGGGGCGACCCCGTTTATCAAGCTGATAATAAGTATCGCTCACACTCCAGGGAATTCCCTGCATGACACTAATAGCATATACGATATACGCTACAATCAAAACTAAAGAAATCAACATACAAATCATAATTCCGAATTTTAATTTTATCCAAAATTATAATTCCTTATATTCAAATCGTCCTATTTATATTACATTCCACTGACATAAAATGTCAATATAAATACTACTGATTTTCTACCCTACTCTATCTTTTCATGTTTTTCTTATATTCCCCTTACATATATACTTCAGAAGCCTATATAAAGCCACCCATTTTCTATTTTTTGCCTTGAAAAGTAGTCTTAGTCCCGCAAGAACTTAGAAATATCGGGCTGAAGGTGTCGTTCATCAATTCGGACGGTAAGGTAGAAACGTGGGAGTTCGGTGGGGGAACTTTCACTAATGTCATAAGTTGGATACAAAGTGGAATACAGGCAGTCAATTTAAGTAACAGATTGTCCTCTCTTATAACAATAACCAAGTATTCCCTATTTGAAAATGGCTGGTATGATTATCTTACCGGGGCTTTTGCCGATAGTAATATGGCCTTTCAAAGGGCAGAAATAGAACTCCCCCTCGGTGCACAAAGATTGATTGCTAAAAATGCAAAACGAGGTGCCGGTTTTGCTATCTGCTTGATGTGCGATGATGAACTTTTGTATAGTATAACTTCTGACAATGTTATAGAAGAGATTGATATGCTCCGGTATCCTACTTGTAACAGGCTGAGAGTCTCCACTCAGAGGAGTCTTGCTTCCTATTTTTTCGTTGTTGTAGACTACAGTAGCGCATGCTATAACAAGAAAGAAATTGATACTTTTATTAAAGAAACCGACAATGACATTAAAGAGATATCAAGACTTGTCGGCATAGAAGATTCCGCCGTTGCCATTACAAAGGAATGGCAGTCTGGCGATAACCTCTATATTGACCGGTATATCAATATAAAAGAAGGGCAGACTTTTCGTGTACGTGTGGATACTGATGTTGCCAAAATAGGAACGGGAGCAAGGTGGAGCCTGGCTGTTACCGCCATTGACGATTCCTATTATTACCTCGAGACCAACATGGACTTCAATACCGACGTGACCCTTATGGCAGACAAGGAACTGACAAGGCTAAATATGCAAATCAACAAGGTATCCTTTATTGAAGCAACAGAGGTCACATTTTATTCCTCAATACCCAATGAAGGCGGATTGATATGTCAAATGTCCGAATTAAAGAAAGATGTGGAAGAATTGAAAGGGCAAACGCCCTCCATGCCCAATTCACCAACAATAAAAATAACAGATACTATCCATTGTGTCGCAGGTGATACAATACAACTTTACTACAATATGTTTATACAGCATATCGGTGAATATTCACTTAATATAGAATGTCCCAAAGGCAAGAATTATCCCAGATATTGGGAATACACACCAACATCGAATGATGTTGGGAGAGCAACGATGAAAATCCAACTGTTGAATATTGATGGCAGTGTAATAGAAGAAAAAAGTGTCAATATAGTAACAAAAAATGCAGTAAATCCAAGTTCCCCAAACAATATCCTTCTGGTAGGAGACAGCTTATATGCGTCCGGTCAAATAGCCATAGAGCTGTCCAGACGACTAAAAGGAACTTCCGGGGTGGCGACTTCCCCACCGGCATTACTGTTGTCTAATTTTAATCTTGTCGGAAGGCTGAAAAACTCGGATAAGAGTGTCGGTTGGGAAGGCACGGGAGGTTGGTCATGGAACACATACACCGGAAAAAACGGGATGGCAGGTGCAAGACTTACTGTATCCGGCGTAACAGATGTGAGGGTCACTCAGGATTCTCTGTACAGAATCGACGGATTCACCCAACAATTCTATATATCCGAAATGAATATCAATGATGGAAACGGGTATCTGTTTGCTGCTTTTTATGGGAAGGGAGACATTTACAATAATCATTCAAAAATGCCTGAAAGCGGAGTGTTGAAAAAACAGCGTGGAGAAGGGCAAGAAGAAATCAGCTTTACAGCATCTAAAGTAGAATCTTATCAGCCATTTTGGAACAATGACACAGATGAGTTTGACATACAGGGTTATGTGGATACTTACTGCGACAGTCATTTGGAACTTCTTTGCGTACAGCTTGGCATTAATTCTATCATTGGAGCAAATCCGTTTTCAACTGATTTTGAAACAACCACATTGAATGCCGCAAAAAAATTCATAGATTTAGTCCACGCTCAATTGCCTGATACCAGGATTCTTTTAGCCACTTTACCGTTACCTTCTCAAAATGGTGGATTGGGGGCAAACTATGCGGCCGGAGACGCAAGTGGTTCCTATCTGATTACTTCATGGAACTATAAAGTGCATAGGGTTAATGACTTATACAGAACATTATCCAATGATAAAAGCTACAAGGAGTTTGTATCTGTCATAGATATATGCTCTGAAATGGATTCAGATAACAATTACCCTTATTCCTATAAACAATTGAATACAAGGAACTCAGAAACTGAAAAGATTGGGAATAATGGCGTTCATCCGGCCAATGAAGGTTATTGGCAAATTGCTGATGCCTGGTTTAGGGCTGTAATTTAAAATGTAGGCTGGCTCGAAGAGTTCTGAAATAAAGCAAATCACTCTCATTACTAAAAGAATCGGCAATATCATTGATTGAATGAGAGAGACCACTTGAAAAAACGGCCTCTCTCATTTCCTCATGGCATAGCTAAAGTTTCGAATGTACTCCTTCAGTTAATGTCGGATAGAAACAATATTCATAATACCTTGTCCAAAGACAGATAAACTGTTTGTGTAGCAATTTCTCATTTATACTCTTTATTTAAAAAATGCCATAATGGAATTTGAAAATCGCGCTATAATAACAAAAGGCAGGTTTGATAACAATTCTTTATGGCCTATACGGTAAAACCCGTCATTACATAGATATGCATTAAACCCTTCTCCATATTTTGATATCATATTCAAAACAGCTCTATTGGCCTCTTCTTTTGTTCGATAGCATATTTTTGCAACCCCATCTTTCCTGAATATGGCTCTCCAGCAGTTATCTCCCATTGGTACATCCCGTATATAAATATACCAATTCTTATAGGTTATATAACTAATACAAACACCACCTACAGCTAATGCTGTTCCTGCTAAGATTTTTTTTGTTTTTTGTTTCATCACTAGTTATTTTTACGCATAAACCCAAAGTACTGCCTTCAAAAAAACAATACTTTGGGTTTATATTATTATGTATATCCTAAGCAATAGGAATGTTATTTTTTATCGTTTCTACATTATATCAATACTTTAGAGATTATTTTGATGGTTGCAAATATCAAAATTTTGTTTGAAAAAGCCAAATAATATATCAAAAACTCATCAAGTTATTTGGGATATATCATATTTGAATTCTGTTTTCTGTATAGCTGTTCCCGTTTTCATCCATATCAGACCCTTCAACAGCTGCTACTAATCCATATCTTACAGAACAGGCCTTTTTATCGGAACCGATCGAAAGAATATCACATGCTACAGCTGTGACATCATCCGATATTCTTACTTCGTCATTACCTATAACTCCAGTGCATGTGTTGATAAGGACATAGCAGTTCAAATCTTCATTTTTCCTGAATGAGTGGGTATGGACATGACCGCATATACATATCCCATGTGCCTCTTTTCTGGCAGTAAAATCATATTCTACCCTATATGCGGGAACATTATCCAGTGCATCTATTGAAGAACTTCCCTTGGACTTATCCATGAATGTTCTGACTATATTAGCCAGTGCCAGATTGGAATTGGCCAGTCCCGCATCATTTGACCAGACGAAATGACGGACAAAAACAACCGTGTAATCTTCCGGAGTTGTAGATAATGTAGTTACCAACCATCTCAACTGTTTCTCCGAAAAGTAATTGTCGAATCCATAGTAATGCTCATAACCGTTTTTTTGGAACAAAGTTCCGGAGTAGTATCGTTTGGTTCCGCAATACTTCCAGTAGTCAGCCCCCTCAACGTTGACTATTGTGCGTGGAAATTCAAATTCGTTCAGTGAGATAATCCGTACCTTATGGATTGGGACGTCATAATAATAATATAACGCAGTAGGATTGTCGTCAGGAAAATGCCAGTTGTCTTTATTATCAACGGAAAGCCTTTCATAGAGTTTGTCATACAGCCATTCTCGTACTTCGGCATCCGTCGGGATATATTCAAGGAAAGTACCGCCACGATCCGCACATTCCCAATTATAGTCATGATTGCCTTGACAACACAGGAATGGAATCTCAACATCTTTGAAGCATGCCAGATTCTGTGCTATCTTTTTTTTATACTGCTCTTTGGTTATCGTTCCGCCACTTGTTACAAAATCACCCGCCGCATGTATCAAGGTGAGGAACTTTTTTGCTCCTGCGCTGTCCTTTACCCAGTGTGCCAGAATATCAAGAGGTTGTATCTCTGTATGGAAATCCGAAGCTATAGCCATATTGAAGTTTGGTTCCTTGTTGTATCCAGACGCCATATATGGCAGACATTTCTCTGAACTTCGTTTGTTGATGTACTTTCGTAATTCCAGATTTGTCATGGCATCAATTTGGGATTGCAGTTCGGAAGAGGTCAATAGAATATATACATTTGCATAATCATCCGACTGCATATCCTGTGATACCATAAAGAAATTAGCTTCTTCCGGAACGTCCAATATTGAAAAGCCTTTATAAGTATGACCAAACGGTACGGGTTTTCCCGTATCTTCAATGCCGGTACCCAAACTCTCATCCCTTCCGAACCGATAGGCCTGCAGAACAGCTTTGTTGGGGTTTCTGTTATTAGTGAATTGTATATCCACCAATATTCGTTTTATTCCTTGAATTTTATATTTATTTGTCTTCGTATCTTTAAGATTTATAGAAGCTGTTCCAATCAGTACATAATTGAGGGTTGAGGAAGAAGGAGTCAGTTCAGCACCCGCCATAGTTTCAATCAATATATCATCCATTGAGCGGATGTCCTTTTTCAAAATGGTTATATCACTGGTGTTATCCTCTATCTTTCTATCCAGTTCTGACAAGTCTTTAGATGAAGCTATAACTTTTAATGTGTTCACGAAAACAGTCGCAGAACAAATACATATACTATTTGCTTCTTCGGGAACCTGTATAACGTTGTTGTAGGATTGATTACCGGATTCCTGTATCTCCAGACCACCGATATATTTTTTTCTATCGAAACCTTTATAAAAAGCATAAATTCCTATCTTTACAGATGTGGAATGTGCACCACTTACAACAATAAATTCCCCCGGTTTTACGGAATACCAGAATCTGACCCCGGAAACAAGTATTTCTGTTGGGTTTTCTGGATTTATTGCTCCGACCTGTTGAGTTGTAATGTTAATGGTATCTCCTTTGATGAAACTGCTGTTTAATAATTGGACAGGCTTTTCTAACTCGGAAAACTCAGTTCGCTGAACTTGCCGTATCCAACTGGCGATATTGGTAAACATTCCCCCACCGAACTCCCACGTTTCTACCTTACCGTCCGAATTGATGAACGACACCTTCAGCCCGATATTTCTAAGTTCTTGCGGGACTTGGGCGATGGCGCTTTCCAGACTGTACTTGTTGCTTCCGTCGATTCCCGAAGTCGGATGCTGGACGGAAACATTATATTCCGTAATGGTACCAGTCATTGTATCTACTACGTCCTCACAAAATGAGCCTACTCTTGCAGAAGTATTAGCGCCGTCCTCAACTTCATTTTTTATTTGAGTTGCCCTTTGTCTTAATGTATTAAAATTCTCTTTCATAATTATTCACCCAAAATTCTACATGTTATACGGTTTGCGGCCAGTCCCCCATTTCCTCTATATAGTGGAAAAGATTCTCTATTATCATTCAAATAGCGTACACACTCTTTTAAATATCGGTCAGCCATAGAAAAAGCATCATTATAAGCCATAAGCTTCTCTTTAAAATCAGAATGGGACGAATATTCGTTACCCTTATTCATAAATCCGAAACGGGTAACATTACCATCCCCATTCTTCACCATACGGGCATAAGTATAATAAGCTAATGCGGTTTTTAGGCCCACAAAAGAGCGTTTTCCACCACATTTTGCATCATAAGAACCGCCATTGAGTAATTCACTATAATTATCCGGGTGGTCTTTCACGTCTAAAAACAAAGTATCACCTAAAGCCGATTTCAAATCAATATTCTCCGATTCTCGAATATATGTTTCTATCTTTTCCGTGTCGATATGTACCGACATCGTACGGGCCAACTTAGACACTTCATCTGTTGCTATTAGATACGGTTGCATTTCTTACATATTTAAGCGGTTGTACACTAAAGTCATTAGAAGGATTGACTGGCTCATACCAATGCGCAAAAATCTTTTGAAAAGCACGTTCAATCATTCGTTGTTGTTTTGATACAATAGAGTTATAATACTCAAAAGCATCTTCCAAGATATCACCGGAAAAACCCACCTTGCCGATACGAATACAATACCAAGGTTCTTGTCCGAAAGCAGAATAAATACGCTCTACTACACTGGTATCAGTAACAGTAAAGTCTTTATCGTAATTTTTAGAACTGATATCCACAAACTCCGGTTTTTCCTCATCTGATTCCAACGTAACTTCTAATATTTTTGCAGCATTAGTATCTCCTTGAAGTTGTATAATAGTATCTGAAAAGCCTGTATCTTCGCTTGGTTTATTTTCTTCTATCGGCTTACCGTCTTCATCAAGATGTACCGGAGAAATGCCTCTCTTGGTGACAATCATTCCAGAAGGCATGAAATTACAACGTACATTACGATATTTTACATTTGCAAGCCCTTCATCCGTGCTCATTTCCGTAACAACGCGATCTGCGCGGCTGACTGGATAAACATATTTACCATTACCGCCAACCCAAAGGATTTGCCCCTTATAAAACTCAATACCACCAGCGGCTTCTATTTGCGCCAATACAACCTCTTTACGGGGATTGAATACATCAATATAATCAATGTTATCTCTGTTAACCTGAATAGCCTTTCCTTTACGTGTTTTTTTTCCAGTCCAATCAGGATGTACGGCTATTTTAGCTACATACCCATTTTCATCTTCCTCTAAAAGCCTACAATTCTCAAATGGAATGTATTGGAGCTCTACGATATCCCCCAATACATTATAATTAACATGGAGTGCTAATCCATCATGGTTGCCGACATCAGTACATACAAAAGCATGAATATCATCTGCAGTATCTCCCCGACGATTCACGATATACTCAGAGAAAGTAACCTCACGAAACCCATTCCCCTCTATGAAGTTAGCAAATCGTTCAGCACACTCACTACCAGTTGAACTAGCAGCAATGATATTACGCAAAGTCTGGGGATATAAATTATCATCACCATAACTTTGTATACCAAGCGACTGGATATACTTAGTATCAATACGTTTTCCACTCTTCTTTTTTAAGTCTTTTACTCTCATAGCTTCGTGAGGTTATTAATTTTACAGCCTATTCACCATCCACTTTAGTAGTCTCGGATTCAATAATAGATTGAGCTTCCTTAATATGAGCATCCAATACTTTAGCAGAAACTTTCTTTCCATTTAGCTTGTAAGTTTTGAATGCATCTTTTACAATATCAGAAGTGGCATTTTCTACTTTAAAGGCTTTTACCAGTTCTGAAACTAATGTTTCATCCAACGGCGTATCTGGATTCATGCGATTATCAATCCTTTCTCTCCAATCTTTTGGAGTGACAGCGAACAAAGAAATACCTTTAGGATTTTTAGCTAAATATTTCTCTGCAGCTTCATCGGTCAGATTGTCATTGGTATACATTTCACCACTACCAAAGGCCATTTGCAGCAAGACACCATTCTTAAGTGCATAACTTGATTTTTCTTTCATTTTTCCGTATTTTTTTAAATATGAATACATTTCAATCACAGCATCACGATAGCAATCGTTACATGAAGTTCTGACAAACATTCGCCCAAAAACTTCGTAATACATTGCCTCAATAACTGATTTATCAGAAGAAGAGAGGGGGATTTTATCCCCCAATTCTTTTAATTTACCAACCACCTCAGAAACTCTCATATTAATCTTGCCCTACCGGTTCAGCCGTTAAAGTGTTAATAGCTGTTTTGGTAGCTTCATAACTTGTTTTATACAAGAATAAAGCAGACCTCGGAGCCTTCTGTTCCTCGAGTGTTACTGCCCATCCGCCTTCAGTATCTTCACTATACTTATTGTTTTCAATAGTAGTAGCTGTAAGACCTTGATAATACCCAAAGATTTGGAAAGCGGCATCACCTGGATTTTCCTCTTTCTGTAGCCCTTTATATTTGTTTTCCAATACTACAACATAAGAGCCATTAGCCAAACCGTCAATAATGTCCGCACAAACGTCCGGATCATTCGCTAAAATTACAAGCGCAAGGGTGTTCGTGAATGAATTGCGATATGTACCGGTCGCTAAAGCTGTGGTAGTCCCTGTAAATGGAGTTTTTCCAGGTACAATAACCTTATACGCTTTCTTACCCGTCTTCATAGCTAATGTCTCAATCACATTCTTACGGGTAGAATTGAATAACGTTGCTGCAAAATCTACATCTGCACGATTCATTATCACGCCTTCTTGTTCCAAACCTTGTACAACGGGGTCATCACAAGACGGAGAAATATCCTTTTTCAAAATATCATCGCATACTCCCATAAAATACCTCCTTTCTTAATATGCAAGTTGGAATAAGTTATCTTCTCCAATCAAACAGCCCAAACGTCCGGCAGAGTATGCCTTTGTTACACGTTCATCCTGATTAAACCAAAGTTCCAAATCAGAAATAATCTGTCCTGCTGGAGAACCTATAAACAGCTGCTTGGGAGAACCGAAAACAGCACGATGTGGAAGATTCAACTTCTTGCCATCATTTTGATACTTCTGAATCATTCTATCCCAGATAGAAACACGATAGATAGGGGTACCATTATATTCTGATACATCCAAACCTTTGAAAATTTGTTCCCATTCGAGAATTAGTTTGTATTCACGCTTCAAATCTTTGGTAAGGGCATCTCCAAGAGATTTGGTCACAAATAAGCCTGCGCCGTCCAATCCAGAAATACGAGGGTCTGCATTCTCCAAAATTGAATCAAAAATACCAATAGCAACACCCGTTTCTTTAATCTTACTCATCTGTAAAGCATAAGAAGCCTCTGCATTTGCAGCAATTGTCGTACGTTGAGCAGCATTTGAAGCTGTTACAGCAAATAGCTGTTTAAAGAACCCATCACACGGTTTGAACAGTTCTACGTCAAAACCAGCCGTGATGTTACCGCCACCTTCTTCCGCAATATTAGCCGCAGCTTTATCACCAAACCAGATGAAACGCCAAAACATACGTTTAATGGCTAAATCAAGCGCCGGATAAATAATAACATCCATAATATCCGTAGATGTCAAATCGCCAATATCTGTACCTGTTTTCAGCGCATATTCCGCAATAGTGTTCATAAAGTCTTCGTAACACCACTTCAAGGGCGTAGACCACTGGCCGATATCCCATGTTTTTTCGGCAGCCGGAATAGTCGGTGTCTTATACACTGGATTACAAGGTGCACCAGCCCAGCCGATATCTTCCATTTCTCCGGTCCATCCTAATTTTTCACCGTTCGCCACATTCTGACGGAAAGTAAAGAATTGCTCTAAAGCTTCATCAACGAAATTGGTAAGCACAAGCAAATCTCGCAAGTCTTTTACCGCTCCATTGTCTTTCGTCAGATTTTTCACTGAATCTAAAATGTTCATAATCTATTACTTTTTTTGATAACGTTTTTTGTTCTTCTCTCTCGCCTCTTCCAGTTTCTTTTGAACCAAACTTACCGGCTGCTCTTTATTCTCCGGTTTCTTTACTACGGGTTGAGTGTTACGACCTGCCGGGGAATAATGACTTGAAGCCACCTTGTTCAACCATGGTTCCCCGCCCGCTTTCTTCACAGTGGCAAGGATACGCATATCATCTTCCGATTTTGCGTTCTTTTTCAGTTCCTCATTTTCTGAAGCGAGACGTGAGATTTCTTCTCTCAAGGCTAATACATCGTCATCGGAAGCAGGCTTCCTTATCTCCGTAATTACACCATCAGTAACTACGACTGTACGACCATCTTCAAGTACAAATTCACCGTCAGGAGAAGCGGAGTCACCAACCTGTATTTCTCCTTCATCACGTTCAACATTCAACTCATCACCAGTTGATGTTGTAATTACCTTTCCGACAATGGCCGGAACATCTTCAATTTTAGCGTAACCGCATTTAGCTAAAAGGCGGTCAATCAATGACTGCTTTACAGTCACTTCATTTTCTTTTGCCATTCCTTTTGGATTTTGATTAATAATTGGTTCGTTTGCTTTAGCTGATATAGCTGGGACTATAGATGAAATAAAGCCGAGTTCAATCGCTTTTTCTGGAGAAAACCAACTCTCCGTTTTCATCTGTACCTCTATTTCTTCACGAGATTTACCAGTCCTTTCCACATACAACGTCAGCATTTTTTCTTTCTCTACTGTCAGACCAGATGCTATTTCTTGTATTCGTTCAAGTGTTACATCTCCCTTCAGGCTCGGAATGTAGGGTTCATGAATAAGTAACTCGGCATGTTCATAAGCCGTCCTACGCTCCAAAGGTGCGGCCAATAGAATTACTGTCGCCATAGATGCACATTTGCCAACAACCCGACAAGAAATTTCTTTTCCAGAGGCACGTAAAGCATCATAAATTGCGTACCCCTCCGTACAATCTCCACCGCAGGAATGAATTTCTATGTCAACCCGATTGTCGTCAGATGGCATCCAATCAAGGAAATATTGTATGTCAGTAAACGACATGCTATCCTCGCCCGTAAGCCAATATTTCATTTTATCGGCATCAGCTGCAATGTCTTTGTTGATAAATAATTTCGCCATATCACATAATTGTTTGTAACAAAGGTAAAAAACAGGATACGGCTTGAAGAAAATAAGAGGTTCATTCCACTGACACACTTTGGCAGTAACTTTCTATAAACAAAAAGAGCGGAGAATTACTCCGCCCTTACTTAGATATTAACTGTACTTGAAAACTTATCAATAATCCGATAAATGGTTCTCTCCGCGATACTATATTCATCAGATAAATACTGCATAATATAAGTCTTTTTATGTCCTTCCTGTAATAAGCGAACATAATCTTGATATACGGGAATATATTTCACATCCCCAACATCAAGTGAAACACCGTCCATTACTTGGAGAATGCTCCTATTCAGTATTAATAATTCATATGCATTCATACACTACCAAGATTTTCGACATATTTCACTCTATCTGCAACAGAAGTAAATTCCTCTACGGACAATACCGGTGGCGGAGCCATCATCATACCTCTTGCAACTGCTTTTGCAAGCATATCCTCACCCGTTGCCTGATTGGATGAGGTTGTTACATTGATAGGAATACCACCACCCATTTGGTTAAAGGCCGATAATAACGGCGCAAACATAGAAGTCGCAGCGGCTGTCATTACACTTTCACCATTGGATAACATTGCCGGTATAGAGTCACTTGTGCCCGAACCCGGGCCTACTACTGAACCACCCTGTGCAAATTTAGCACTTTTTACTATACTTTGCGCTTTTGCGATATTCGTCATTATCGTAGCAATTGTTGTTGTCACCGCTAAAAGGTTAGCCGGAAAAGGCTCTTGCATAGCCTGACTTATTCCAAAAGAAATGGCCCGTCCTGTTTCAATCGCTATTTGAGCCAGCGCCAAAGTTTTAGACAATTTGGCAAATTCTTTATTTGTTTCCCCCAGTTCTCCAGTTGCCTCAATATACTGTGACAATAAAGTATTGAATAAATTATATTTAGCTGTGGCTATATCTTTAGCTGATGCGTTTGTTTTGATTAGTAAATCCAATTCTTGCCACGCCTGTAAGGTTTGCAATTGATATAAAGAGGCGCCAGCCTTTTCCGCAGCCAAGTATTCTTTCTGCTGGTCTTCCCGGATTTGAGCGGCCTTATCCTCTTCATTCTTTTTGTAGATATCCTCTTGTAACTTTTGATATTTCTTTATAATCAAAAGTCGTTGTTCTTCCGTTAGTTTGGTATTACTCAGTTCAATATCTCTTTCCAGCTTGAGACGGTCAAGAGTTAACTGTAACTTTTTATCCGTCCCCTCTTTTGTAATGAATAGTTCCAACTCTAGAAATTGTTTTTTACTTTCTAATCGTAAATTCTCATGCTGTTTTGATAAATCATCAATTTTCTTGTTATACTTCTCCACGATAGCAAGTTTCATCTGCTCTGTTAGCTCCTTCTGCTGGAGCTCTGCATCACGTTGGGCTACGAGTTGCTGCATCTTTAGTTGATACTCCTGCTCACTACCAGCCTTTACAGAATCAAGCTGCAAGGCAATAAGCTTCTGCCGATTTTCAATATCCTTTTTCAGTTCTTCATCAGAGAGCTTTTGTAAAGCAATAGTTTTCTGTTGCTCAAGAGAAAGAATCTGTTTTCCGATTTCATCTTTGGCACGAGGTGTCAAGTCTTTTTCGGTCTCCAAACGGATTTTCAAGTCTTCAATTTGCCGGCTGTACTCATATTCTATTTCTTGTGTCTGCTTTTCCCGGCTATCTTTAATAAGCTTTAGCATTTCATCCTCAGCTTTACGTATCTCTTGCAGCTCTTTCTTTTTGATTTTTAGAGCTTCGGCCACAGCTTTAGGGTCTACAATCGGCGTTTTCTTTTTATCGGCATCTCCAGTATATGAAGACACCAAGTTAATAGTCTCTTTCCTGGACTCCACAGCCGACAACTGTGCCATGCGATTATTCCATGAAGAAGCAACATCCTTGTTTATGACTGCATTGGAACGGTCTTTGCCAATTCCTTGACGCCAGAATGAAGCATCCCGCAGTTCTTTATTGTATTTCTCATTGATGGCAACAGTTTCCTGCAAGTATTCTTCTTCCTGCTTCAGGGATAAGTTCAGCATCTGCAGTCTTTCTTCTTTGGCTTTTTTCATAGCTGCTTCCTCTGAAAGCCCCGCTTTCACATACCGAGCCCGTGCCGCCTCTATCTTGGCATATTCATCTCCGACATTAGCCTCTGCAACATTCTTTCCAAGCTCAACTGCCGCTTTTGTTTCCCGTTCCGTTATATCCTCTACCGATTCAAACAAAGTTCGTACATCTTTAATCAAAGAGGATAAAACGTCATTAACAAAAGTCTCAACCTTAGCCGTCATCTTTTCAAATGAGCTGCCGGTAGCATCAAAAAGCAAAGCGACCTCTTTCGTTAGCTCCGCTTGGGAAGCAAGCAAATCATCTTCCACTTTACCCAATTCCCCGGTCTTACCCTTGACTTCATCCAAATTCACAGAAATATCTTTCAAGGTGCGGATATATTGTAAGCCGGCATCTTCTCCCGGACCGCCAAAGATATCGGCTATTGCGGTTCCAACCACCGCACTGCTTTCCGGTAGTTCATCCAATTTGGCAGATACTTCCTGCATGATTTGAAAAGTAGTCTTTGCTCCTGTCTGCAAATCTTCCTGAACTTGTTTAGAGCTGATACCGATACCATCCAATGCACTGGCCGTTGATGTAGTCATTTCCCGAAGCCGGGTGTTCGCCTCTTTGATGGTATCAATTCCCTTATCAGAGAAAACACCCTGCTTATTGGTTTCTGCAACAATAGCAACAAACTGATCCGCAGATATACCAGCCTCTTTGAAGTACGCCGGATATTCTTTCAAAGCAGATAGAAACTCTCCATTTGCATCCGCCCCGGCAATGAAACCATCTTTGATTACTTTCAACGCTTCATCAGAAGATATGCCAAACTGCTTTTCTACGGAATTAATAGCAGTCAACATATCCCGGAAGTCTTTACTGTAGTAATCAGCCAAAGCTTGTACTTCACTCCGATAGATTTTCAAGTCATCACCGGACTTATCCGTAAATTGCTTCGTTAATTTAGTAGCTTCCTTTATCCCCTTATTGTAGTCATACCACCATTTGAAAGCAAAGCCAACTCCGGCTACACCTGCGATACTCATAAATACCGGATTCTTCAATAATGCTTTTAGTGTTGAACCTAAAGCAGATGCTTCCACCTTCATATTGGAGAAAAATCCTTTCACCCCATTTGAGTTCTGGGCGATGTTCAACAAGGAGTTTGCAAAGTCATTATTGATACCTACAAATCTTTTCAAAGTTTCCTCATAGTTGCCGACATTCCGATAGAAGCGTTGCGTGCCTTCTTCCGCTTCTTTCAATTCATCGGTAATAGCATTTATCTTATCTTGAATCTCTTTACCTCTGGCACTGTTACGTTCTGCACGGCTTAACCTGTCATAAGAAGCAGTCAGATTAGAGAGCTCCGCACGCAGTCTGACCAAACTACCCTCGAGCTCCGTTTGCTCCTTTCGTTCATTCTGTACCTGCTTGTTCAGTACTCTAATTACCTCATTCACTTCACGGGCTGCAATTTGGGTCTCTGTTAGTTTTACATTATATTCTTCACGTTCAAAACGCCCAGCTTTCAAATCCTCCTTTAAAGTTTGCTCTCTTTTCCGGAGTACATCCAACTGAGTACGATATTTAGCGATGTTACTGATAGCGTCATCGTATCGTACCCGGATATCCAACACTCTTTCTTCTACATTTTCCATAGTTACACTTCCAATTGCAATAATTTACACTCACATATCCCCGTATCTTCTGCCTTTACAGATAATATAGCATAATATCTACCATATTGACCTAAATAAACAGGAATAGTCACATCTAACTCTTTCAACTCAATATCACTAATTTCAACCTTTTCGCTAATCACAATCGGATTACGAATAATTTTCTGGTATGATTCATAATTTCTGTTTACCAAAGTGTCCCACCTCAACCCTTCGAATGACGCTTTAGACTTTCCGTTATTATCCACCTCAACCAATAACCGTGGCTCCACACTATTCATTTTCCCAACAGTCTCACTACCGGAATATTCATACAATGGAATAGAAGCTCTGCCAAAAGACATATCAGTGGCGGCAAATGGAAGTTCAATAGCAGTACGTTCAACCTCAATTGTTTCATCTTTCACATACAAGGCACTATTATAATCACCCTTTACTGTATTATCTTCTTTCCATGTAAGTAAATTCTTTTGCGCAAAATCTTCAAGCGAGTAACTAATTTCTTGTGGTTTATTTTCTTTGAAAGGAGCAACCACTTTACGCGTCCAATCGTATGCCTTATTTCGATTCGATATAATATCATCCACAGAAAAAAAGCCCAA